GATACCTAATTTCGACAATTCGTTATATGTATCCATATCTAAATCTTCTTCAGCAATACCATACATTCTACTTACTTCATCTGGTGTCATTTTTAGGTATTTACTTCCACCTGCGTTTAATTCTTCAATTACTGCTGCTAACATTGATCCTGCCACGTTCTCATCAATACTATTGTCAACATTAAAAATTAAAGCTCTAGCATAGTCTTTAATCATCATTTCTTCAGGATCTCTATCTTTTGCTTTTGTATTTTCTGGAATAATAGATTTAATAGTATTAGCAAATTTTTTTACTTCAGAAACTAAATCTAAGTCTTCACTTAACATTATAGCATATCTAGCAAAATCACTATTTACTTTTTTTGTATCTAGTAAATCCTTAATACTAATAAAATCTTTTTTTATTTTATCAGCTAAAATACCTTCTCTGGTTTTCTTAGATATATCAGTATATTTCTTAAATCTAGTTCCATATGCATTATTTTCTAGTAGTTCATTAGTATACTTAGGAGCAGATTCACCAATAGCTTCCCTTATCTCTTTTTCTGAGACGTAAGCTTCTTCAAGTCGTTCTTGCAATCTACCACGTAATGCTTCATTAGCTAGTTTAACTTTATTACGTAGTACTCTAACATCCATTAAGCTATTCTCAAGTTTGTTAATAAAATTATTTACTTTATTAGCTAGTTTTACACTAATTTTTGACATCAGTTTGCTAAGATATTTCAATCCACTTACTAAATTTGTTACTTTCTTTTCAGAAGTAAATCCTAAGCGTTCATGAATATCTGCAAGATTCTTTAGTAATTCTTGCTTTCTTTCTGGTTTAGTAATTGATTTATCTAGAAACTTACTAATAATAGTAATAGATGTACGTAAACCTTTTTCTTTGCTATTTAGTTCTTTTACTAACACATCTCGTTCATTGCTTAATTGTTGTGTTAGTTCGTCTTTAGAGCTAATTTTGAATTCTTTCAAACTTCTACTATTAATACTTAAAGCTTGATTCATTGTATACATTTCTTTACGAATCTGTTTTGCCAATTCTTTTACTGCTATTTCTTCTTTTTTTAATGCATTTAGCTCTTTAGTATATTTTTGGCGGATATCTTTTTTGAGTCGATCAACTTCTTGTTGAATTTCTCTTACTACTGCTTTTTTGAGTTTAGCATTTTTACCAGTCTGCTCACTTTTATTGATAGCAATACTTATTTCATTTAAACCTTTTAACTTATTGGCTTCTTTACTATCTAGCAATATTGCAATCTTATCATATTGTTTTTCAAAAAACTGTGTATTTTCTCCAAGAGATTTTAACTTATTAAGTGCAGGATGCAATTGTTTTTTAGGTCTAGCTTTTTCTGTAACTGTTTCAATAGTTTTTGGTTCTGCTTCTTGTGCTTCTAGCTCTTCTGCTTCGATTATATCTGCTTCTTTTTCTAGGTCTTTAGCTGCTTCTTTTTTAGCTTGCTCAGGTTGCTTTTTTATCTGTGTTTTTTTAACTTCTTTTGCTAATTCATCATTTACTTTCTTTAAAATTCCGTCATCTTGAGCATTAGCCATTACTTGCTCAATATCTTTAGAAGGTGTTGGTCTATTCTTTATAATGTCCTTTACAATAGCAGTTTTTTCGTTTATATCTGCTTTTTCATATTTATCAAGAATAGTTTCTTTTTGTTTAGGTTGCTCTACTTTAGCTTTACCTTTTACTTCTTCTATAGTTAGTGCACCAACCTCTTCTTCAGGATATGGAGTTTCTTCTTGTTTTTCAGGTTGCTGTATAGGTTCTTCTTTAGCTTTTACTTTACCTTCTAGTTTATCAGTTAAAGATACCATTGCCTCTACTTCACGATCTACTGCTGATATAACTGAACTTAATGGACTAGGTTTCATATATTGTTCAATATCTGTCCCTACAGCTAGTTCCATTGGTGCTTGATGGTAATTTACTTCAAATACACCTTTATTTCTACCACTCTGAGATCTAGGGTATTCAATCTTGATATCATTTTTACCTCTTGTACTTTCACGTACTAAGACATTTCCACCTACTAAATCTTTTACTTTTTCATAAGTACTTTTGTATTTAGTCTTACCTTCATCTGTTAAAGAATGATTCGCATATAGCAAAGCAATGAGTGCTTCTTCTTCTGAGATTTTATTTTTAGCACTATTAACTATCTCTTTTAGTGCTTCTTTAGTAGGGGCAATTACTTTTTCTTCTCTTTGAGTTTTCATTGCTTCAGACTTAGCTTCATGCTTAGCTGCAAAACTATACAATTTATCTTTAGCTACTGTATTACCAGCTCTAGCATCTCTATAGTAATTAATATAGCCTTTTCTATCTTCATCTAATCCACCAGTAACTACTGAACCTCTAACTTCTTCAAGAGTTTTAATATCTTTTCTTGCTTCTAGTGCATTATTAATAACATCTTCAGAATATCTACCGCTAGTCCGCATAACTTTAGCTAGTTCTTCTGCCTTAGCATCATCTTTGATATATGTTAATACATCCTGTGGTTCAGAGTTCATTATAACATCTTTTACTTCTGAATCACCAGCTTCATACTTATCAGCTAATTCTTGTTTTAACCTTCTACCTTCAACTAGGTAAGGTTCAATTCTTTTCTGTAACTCCTGCACTTGCTCGGGTTCTAGTGTCGATGCTGCATTATTTAGTTTATCTAGTGCAGTTTTCATACCTGCTAGATCTTTATTATCTACGTAACTCTGCCATTCTTTATCTGTTTCATCTGTCCAATGACTAGATACATCTGCGATTGGTTCTGCTGTTGTTTCAGGTGTTTCTTTTCGTAAATTTTTAATTTTTTCAATCATTTCTTTACGACGATTATCTGTTAGAGCTTCTTTTGTACCTTCTACGGCAATATTAGCAGCTTTCATACCCGGACCTGCTACAGCTCCTGCTGCAGCTGCTTCATATATACGTTTTTTATATTTATCATCTAAGAATTTTTCAAAATCTTGTGTACCACCTGCCACAACTGCTGCTTCAGTAAATCCTTCTTGAAATCCTTCAACACCCATTAACGCAGCAATTTTTGCCGTTCCACCAATAGCTTTTTGAGCAATTTCTGTAGGTACTTTACTAACCAATTCCCCTACAGCTTTACCAATTGCTTTAGATGCAGTATCACCTTTGGTTTTGTCAAATATCCACTTAGCAGCAACAGTATCCATAGCTGTACCAATAGCAGCAAGCCCAGCCATTACTTTTAACTCATCTGCAGTAGGTTCTTTGCCATATTCTTTTATGTAGATATCTCTAGCTTCGTTTGCATTATCAGTAAATGATCCCATAATTGTGGGTAATCCAGTAATACCTTTAGCAGCCATTGCACGAGAAACACCCCACATATTAGCGCCAAGTTCGGCTACACCTAGAGGATTCTCAATAACAGATCCTATAATACCTGTTACATAATTACCTTCATCAAATGCTTTTCCAAAAGATTCCATTAATTTCTTTTGATTACGATCATCATAACCGAGCACATCTGTTTTAAAACTACGAATTTGATTAGCGCCTTCAGCCATAGTATCGATAATAGTTTTTACAGCTTTGGAATAGGTGGGATACTCTTTTTCAAATGCACTATTTTCTTCTAAGTAGTCACCACCCAAAAATTCATATAAATTCTTTGGAGCTTCAGCTACCATAGCACCTGCTTCTAATACACCAGCAGGTAACGCTTTAACCACATTTAAGGGATCAGATACACCATCATCAATTTCACCACTACCATACTCACTAGCTATACGACTTAGTAGTCTAGCGGGTTCTGCTCTTTCAAACCCTGCTGGTGCATAGCGTTTAGGTTGATCAGGGATATAAGTACCTTCTGGTAACGGAGTTTCACTAGTTTGGTATGTAGGATCAAGTAAAGGAGCAGTAGGATTATAATATTCTGTATACCCTGCACCATAAGCATCTTTTACTTCTTGTGGTACTTTACCAATACCAGCAGCTCTATTTTCAATCATTCCTTTATTAGAATGCAATAAATACTCTAGCTGAGTAGCTTTATCATAAGGTAATACTCGTTCTAAATCAGCACCATTTTCAGGAGTTACTCCTAATGGTCCCGGTTTATTTTCTCCAGAGTAACGTTGAGCAAATCCACCAGAAGTAGTGGCTAACCCTTCTTTTACTGCACCTTGATTTGTTATATCTGAATAGTAATTACGAGTTTTGCCAACAAATGGAAGTACTTTACCGTCTATTTGTTCATAAGCACCATACGAGGTATTCAAAAGTCCTTCTGACAGAACTCTTTCACGTTCTTTCTGAAGTTCAGAACCTGTTAAATAGTTTAATTTATCTGCTTTATTTTGCTCTATAGTGCTTATTTTATCAAAAATAGACATAGTACTCCATTCTTAGAAATATTATATATTATACCAAATTATTTTTTAGATAAAGGTAAAGGACGAAGCAATTCTAAACTACCAGAAGTAGGATTAACAGTTAATCTCCAACCTTCTTTATCTGCTTTTTCAATAGCATCGCCTAACGGATACCATTGATTATTTAATGGATCAATAGCTTGAATACCACCGGATGACATATTGATAGTTTCTGGAGTTACTGAACGACCTCCTATTACACCAAGCCATTTTTGATTCTCAACACTAGCAAGAATACTATTACCTAATTCAGCAGGTAAGTTTAATGATTCGAGTAGATTTAAGTAGCGATTTCCTTGAGCTGTATCTGCGTCACCAATATCCATCTTAACCAAGTTTGTTCTAACTTTACTCCAGTTTTCTTTATTTTTTGCTTTTGCTTTTTGTGCTTCTTTATATGCAGAAGAGCTTTTTGGAGTAAGCGCAGCTTTAGCCATTGCTTGCATATAGTTAATATTAGCTTCTGTTTTTCTACGCTCTAAATCAGTTTTACTACGTTCTGCTTGAGCTGTACGAATATTAGTAGCTTCTTTTTCTGCTCTTGCACCAATAGCTGCTTTATCAAATTCTGTAGGTTGTCTGCCATAAATTTTTTCGTACTGCCCTAATAAACCTTGATAAATAGCTCGTTCATCTACTTTAGCATTAACTACACTTTTAATAGTACGTTTACCAGCAGGTGCTTTCTTAATTGCATCAATCTCTTTCTGAATAGCTTTTAAATCTGTAGTAATTCTTTCGGGTTTTTCAACTGTTGTTTTTTCCACAGCAGATACTGCAGGTTTTCGAGTACCTAAATCAAGTGAGATTTGTTTTGGTTGTTCAGGTTCTTTACCAGTTTTAATATAATCTAGAAAATCATTCCAAGGTTGATCTTCTGCCATTTTTGTAAATGCAGCATCTCTGCCTGTATCTGCTAATGTTCCAGCATATTCCTCATTTTTACCAACGAAACTAGGGGTAGTAGCTTGTGTGTCTACTGGTATAGTAATCTTTGTTTCAGATGGTGCTATTGGCTGTTTTGACTGCACTACTGGAGAAGGTTGTTGCATTGCTTGTCTAGATAATAGTTGAATCTGTTGTTGCTGCTGAGGTGTTAAAACACTTTCTACACGTTCTGTCTCAGTATATGGCATAGTATCATATAGAAGTCCGCCAGCTCTATGTTTAGCAAGTTCAATAGCATGTGCTTCTGATGCACGATTTTCCGCACTTTTTGCTAATTCATTTGCAAAAGCTTGCTGCTTAAGTAGATCTTCTTGTTTTTTCTTTGCTAAATGTTCAGATGCAATTGTATCAAGGATACTACCAGCACCTTGAAATGCTTTCTGCAAACCTGTTGTAGGGTCAGTTGTGCCTCGTCTTGTAAAATCTGTTCTTAATGGCATATCTACACCACCCTGTTTGCTGATTTAGCAGCTAATCCACCACCAAATGATTTAGCAATATCACCTTGTCTTTGCTTAGCTTGACTAATTAAGAATTTATTTTGATCAATCTGTTGGTCAAGTAATTTACGTTCTTTTCCAGCAGTTTTGCTTTGATCTAAATAACTAAGCACACCAAGACCGAGTTGTCCAATACCTAAACCACCTCTTAAAGTATCCATATTACTAAGTCCCGGAATCCATGATCCAGTAGTAGTGCCTCCACTAATATTACCTGCAGTATTAGTAATATTACCAATATTAAGACCCGTATTCATATCAAATTCAGGGTATTTTACAGCAGCACCCCTAATTATTTGTTGTTGTGCTTCAGGAGTCATTAAACTAAAAGCTGTTTCTGTGATCCCTTCTTTTGCTAATACATCTGCCAATGTCGCCATTTTCTATCCTTTACGTAAAGTATAAGCTTATACTATATTATACCACAGTTTTATTAAATTTAACTGAAGTATTTTTTTGTAGCATTATCGACTCTTCCTTGAGTCATTAAATAAGGTATATTTTGTATATACTCATTTGTATCTAAATAATTTGCATAAGATGTATCATATAACCATCTAACTTTTTTTAGACTATCAGGAGTCGCTAATTCTTCTAACTCATCTTTTTGTTTATCAATTAACGCTTGTTTTTCACTAATACCAGCATTAGGTGGATTTATATATTTAGTATAAATCTGAAATGCTTGTGTTAACCAATCTGTAGTCTGCGTTATTATTTTCATAGTAGATTGCTTTGTAAACTCGACTACTTCAGTTTTTACTACATCTAGTAAGTCAGTAAAACTAATTTCTTTAATCGTAGTTAAAAATGATTTACCAGATAGTTCTAGAAACTTTACTGGTGATGTACCAATTGATGAAATCACACTTAGGAAAGTACTTAACATACCTAATATTTGAATAGACCTACCTATAAATGCTGCTGCACCATAGCTTCCTGCATCTGCTGCAAATTTTGATATTAAACCTAATGCTAGTATACCTAGTGCTAAGTTAAAAGCCATTGCACCTGCAAATGCCGCAGTTGCTGTTATACCTGCCAAGCCACCTGCTGCTATAGCTCCTGCTCCTGCAGATAATATTATTACTGCAAATACAGCAGCTACTGTCAAAAGTTTAACAAACGTAGATGCTTCTTTTTTCTTAAAATCAGTAGTCAATAGCTTACCTAATATTTCACTAAAGTCATGAGCATTAAGAGCCGCTAGTTCGTCATACTTTATAAAATCACCATTTAAACTAGTGTGATGAACCAATGTAATTCCAGTTATTGGATTAATCTGTTTATAAATCTCTAATAATTGAGCATTTACACTAGTTGTTGAAGAAGTATCTAATAACTGATTTCTAGCATTACTATACCTATTCAACAAAATCCCACTATAATTATTTAAATTATCAATCCTATCTTTAATTTTATTTAAGTAAGTTATAATTAATGGGTCTGTAACTTCAGTTTTTCGACGAAATTCTAATCTAATATTAGCACTAAGTATATATCTACTATCTGTTCTGAGATCATACCTGTGAGTAGCTAGATGTTTATGAGTAACTATAAACTTAGTTTCAAATAAATCTTGATTAGTATCTAGTAATGCTAAAGCAGTACAAATATGTTCTTCACTAATTGAATAAGAAGTATCTATTATCGAAGTACGCAATCTATTAGCTATACTAGAATCATCTCTATATAATGGTGCTTCAGTATCAAGTGGGTCATATACAATATTATCCACTGTAACCCAATCTGAATACCCTTCACCATTTAACGGTAATGTATTATTTATAAAAGTTTTTAAATCTTCTATATCTAATTGATCTTCTCTATTTTCCCATTTTAACTCAAACCAGCATTTCTCTACGCCATCATAACTTTCTTCTTGTAAGTCATTTAGTTTTATATTAAATAAATGATAAATTTTCTTATGTGCTGCAGTATCTAGTACATCACCATTATAAAAATACATTTTATCAAATACTTTTATAGCACTTGGATCACTTTCTTCTACATCAAACCCAAGATTATCTACCCATTTATGTGGAAAATACCCAAGAAATACATTTTTAGTACGTAGAAGATTCATGAATCCTTGTATTGTAGGAGTTACTCTATCTTCGATTACGTACATTATATTACCTTTATTACTGATCAGTATTTAAATAATCAATTGCAGTTGTCCATTTTAAGAGATATGGGTCATAATCAATACCACTAGCTTCTGTACTAAGTAGCATACTCATCATTGTAGCTGAACTATTAGCGACATGCTGACGCATATTATCATCAAAAGCACCTTCATTACGTTCAGCTACTCTAGTTTGCCAATAAGTCAATCCTTCTGTATCAGCACTTGTAGTTCCTGCTAAAGAACCATCTGCATTATATGCTAATGTAACTAGTCCATTTTGTCTATAAGCATTTGCATATGTATTATACACATTTCCTTGAGCTAGTCTAATACTCTCGTGTTTAGTACCATAATCTACATCATAATCAATGCTATCTAGTTCTTCATGTGTATATGTCAAATTATCAGGAATTACACCATAATCTCTAAATAGCTGTGCTTGTGCTAACCAACCTTGAGCAATTCTGTTATTTGTATCTGCTACAACATTAGCAGTATCTGCCACTAATTTATCTTTTTGTGCTTGAGTAAATTCTGTATCTGCACATAGTTTCGCTAATACATACTCTGAATCTCTATCATCTTTAGCTAAATCAATTGCACCTTGCATAGCTTGAGAACTCAATCCACCCACCATACTAGCTATTGTCTGACTTAATATATTAGACTTTTCTCTATTATCTAGTCCAGCTTCATCCAGAATAGCTGTAAGTGTCTCTTTTGCTTTAAGATATATACTATCTTGTGCTGTACTAGCATCCATCAATTCTTTATAATACTCAATGACTTTACCATTAATTTCGTTTAAGTCTAATTTTACACTACATGTTGCCATTTAATTTCCTTATCTTGTATATATACTGTAACATCCACTACTACAAAGGATGGGAGTTATATCACATATCATAGGTTATCCTTATGATCCATTTTGAGTTATGAGATTGATTTCTGAAAAATCGGTAAACGTATATGTGGTTGTAACAAGCTGTATAGCAAATGGAGTTAAGATAGTTGATCCTGAACTCGCATTCAACCCTCCATGATCAAAACTATTCTTGATCATGATATTTCCGTTGGTGTCCTGTTTGAACGGAATGCCTCTAAGAGTAACTGTACTACCACTTGACAATGTAGCAGATACATAGTTGTACTTATCATAGAATACCCTGACAGTAATATCTCCTGCTAGAGACCGTTTACAAAGATAAACGTATCCAGGTTCTGTTGAGTATCCGTTAAGGTAGATCCTTGGAGTACTGCTATGATACCTAACAATACTATCTCCATACTCTGGATGAAGAGGAGGCGAGCCAACATCATAGTATTCATCGTGAGCATAGATGCCAAGGCCGGTAAACTTCGGCGAGTATGCATCTTCATCTGAGTAGAACCTTGCCACTGCAGTTGCTCGTGTAGGTTTATTACTTGCATTATAAACACGAGACCTATATGATACACTAATCACAGAGCTGATAAAAGATCCCCAGATTAATGCTCCATCAATATGTGAGCCATAGATCCCACCACCAATGATGTTATACTCTTCTCCACTATCAGGATCACCTTCAGCAAAGAGTCCAAAACCAGTGGTGTACTCCCCTCCCCAGACATAGTTATTAGATTGAATACCACCACCAATCCAGATAGTATCAGTAGCTAAAATCCCTCCATTAATAGTAGTAGTACCGGGTTTATAAATATTACTAGTAATAATATCATTTTCATAATCAGTCATACTAGTATTGGTAAAGTCTACAATACCATTAAATTTAATTCTATTAGGTGAACCAGCCTGAATACTAAAAGAATCATTCCATGCTGCTGTATTTGTACCATCATTTACTCTAAAGTTCTGAGCATAAACAGCAAATGTAGATGTAGCATTGCTACCATCCCCAAAAGCCCATCCTGTTATAGCCCCAGTAGTAGGATTAGTAATCAATTTACGAGAACTAGCTGCCCATCCAATTACTGAATCACCTATCGCACCATTTGCTTGAATAACCCAAGAACTACCATTCCACTTATATATTGCATAACCATATTGCTGATAAGCTAAATTAGAAGATATACTTGTTCCAGTTAATGATGTATAGTAATAATTAGTTCTTACCCATATATCACCTAAATCATTTGCAGAAGGTGTAGTAGTTTGTCTAAATACCTGATTACCTGCATGTGCTAGTTCTAATGTTTTACCTACAGTAGTTTGTACCCATCCTAAAGCAACTCCAAGATATTGTTCAGTTATAGTACCATTAACTCTAATCTGACCTAATTGTGGTTCTGATACACCATCCCAAAGTGAATATTCGCCCGCTATTACCTCATCAACTTCTTCAATTGAAACTTCTATATCATTATATGCAGCTACTAGTGTTTGATAGTCACTAGCATATGCTAAATGGTCATTTGCATAAGTAGCTGTAACACTTGTAACATAGGCTTCAACATCACCACCAAACAGTGATTGTTGTACATCTACTGCTAGAGTAGATGCCTCTTGTTTAGTAGCTACGGATTGCTCTAAACTTAATATACCTGCATGATTTTCATTATAATTTGCAACTACAGTAGTCTCTAATGCTGATAAAGTACTATCTGCAGTTTGTATATACGTTAGATTCTGGTTAACACTATTTTCTGCATTAGTTAATCTATCTCTTATTTCCTCAATAATTGGATTAACATCTAACGATCCACCTGTACTTAATTGATCACTTACATAATCTGTAAGCCACTGAGGAACATTACCATCTAGCCTACCAGTGTAAATACCAGAACTAACTAAATGATATTCATTAGGATCTATATATGTAGTTGCACTATTATCATAACTAACCACTACTTCATCTAAACTAGAATTAATTCTATGCTCATATATAGTACCTAATACTACTTCATCTAATCCATCAATCTCAATATCAAGCACATGTCTCTCCTGTTGAGATTACATATATCTTATCAACAATAGCAGTTCTTATAGGAGTACTATCAGTAAATACTATTTTAATAAATCCTTGATAAACAGGTTTTAAATAGTAATTATCTACTGCATCTCCTCTATCTGTATCTAAAGAATCAGTCAAAGTGCTATCCAAAACTACTTTTAACTTCCCGTTTAAAGCATCTTCTACAGTAATTGTAATAGTTCCTGCCGTTACATCACAAAGATCACTTAGTTTAGTAAGTTTAAAAACTGTATTACCTAGATCTATATTAGTAAGATCCTGTGGAAGAAATGAATCTTTTTCAACCACAGTAATAATAAAGCTATATTCAGAACCTTTAGGAATAGTCATTTTTAAACCTCTTTATATTCATATCTAAATACACATTATGTATCTAGGTATATCTACTAAGAGGAATACCTCTTAGAGATTTTTTTGAGCAGTCAACTCGTTTTCCTGTTGAATAGTATAACGAGGACGCATAGTAGTTTTTGAAAGACCTGTACGAGAATCTTTTGTATGATGGGGAATTTCCACTTTTTTAAGTACTTGAACAAATCCTTGCGGAATTTCAATCGGAGTATTCAATGGAAAAATACGTGTTCCCATGTCATAATAAACATTTGTCCAATTAACTTTACATGTGGATGTTTGATTATTAACACGTTGGTCATTATCAATAATTGTTACTACAACTGTTTTTTTAGCATTATCATACATTTCTTTAGCCAATGCACTCATAGGCTTTTTCTTTTTACTAGTCACAGCAGGTTTCACTTCAGATTGTTCTTTAGCTTCAACTGCTTCTTCGATTTCTTTTGCTGAAGTCTCTTGTGACTTGTAATATGTCTCAATCTTTTCTTTAAGTTTTTCGTCACGGATGTTAGGGCTATATTTAATACCTAGATCATCAGCTTCTTGTTTAAGTTCGTCACGAGTTTCTGACATTTTTCAAAATCCTTTTAGGTTGTTTTGTTTATATTAGAATTATAACTATAGTTACATTAGAGGGAGCTTAACTCCCTCAGAGATTAGTTGCGTGCAGCAACAAGCGTTTTGAGAAGTGCTTCTTCTTTAAGGATAATACCTGCATAGAAGAAGTTGTAGCTGAAGAAGCCAGTAGTACCATACGGGTTAGCATTTTCAACTTGTGCAGGAGATTTAGCGTTAAACTTGATTTTTTCAAGACCTTTAAGACCAACAGTTGCGAAAGCACCTTCAGTCGGGAAAAGAATCGGGAATACATCATAACGATCACCATCAGTAGCAGCACCAACTGAAAGATCACCACCACCAGTTACATCAAGAGTAGCATCAGCAGCAACATTAAGAGTTTCACCTTCAGCTACAGTGAAAGATACACCATTTACAAGAATAACGTTATTTGCAGCAGCACCAGTAACGACTTTAATACCGTTAGTTACAGTAGTTGTAGCAAGGTTACCTACATAGTCATCTTGAACAGCAGCACCCTGACCACGGTAAACAGCAGCGGACTCAGCTTCAATAAAGCGAATTTCATGCATAGAACCTACTTCACCTTCTGCCATAGTTGCAGCACCAGCATATTTATGGACCGGAATATATACATATTCTTTCTCATAATCAGTACCACGAGTAAGTGTTTCAAGATCAGACTTAACATCAGCCCCGATAATTGCGTAGTAGGATTTTGCTACAGGAGTTGTACCAATTTTTGTAGAACCAGTAACAACCATTGTATTTTTCTTAGCACGGTTACGTACAAGTTTACGAACTGATTTACGAGCAAGATCGTAAGAAACTACCCAATCAACATCATCACTTCCGTCATCAGCAGACGCGATACCGATATCTTCAATAGATGCAGCTGCACCAGAATAAAGAACAGTAGCTGTACCAAGCATATCACGCTGAATCAAATCTTCCATACGAGAGTTAGCAAGTTCACCAAGTTCTTCACGGTATTTAACCTGAATATAATCTTCAGACCAGATATCAACCTCATCAGTATAGTCAATCATCTCACCATAACGAGAAAAATTAGTTTCATATGTTACTTTAGAAAGTGTACGCTGATTAGTTGCTCCTGCACCTTCAGACAATGTAGCATTAGTGAGTGCTGTATTAATATCAGCGATATCACGAGCAGTCAAATAACCTTTAGAAGCAAAATCACCATCATCGAATGAACGATCATACATATGCTCAAAACGAGAAATTTTAAAAGTCTTACCGTATTTCTGTGGCATAGACCGACGATCAGCAAATTGCTGATAAACATTAACACGGTTAGCGGCATTTACACCAGCACGGTCGTAGTAATGTACAATAGTATTAGCACCGACTGTTGCGTCAGTACCAGAGTTATATTGATTGTTTGCCATTTATTTTTCCTTTATTAATGGGCATCCATTAGTTTATTATACCAATCATCAAATTCTTCGTCAGAAGCATCTAAATAATCAGTTCTTTTTTTAACCCCACTAACTTTTTTGGTTGGGGCAGCTGCTTTTCTTTTAACTGAAGCTGACTTAGTTGCTTTTCGTTTTTCTGTATCAGCTTTTACTTTACTGATTTTTTCTTTTGCAATCTCTGCCTGTTCAGTTTTTTCCAGTCGTGCTTCTTCTTGACCTAGTTTTTCAAAGTATTGTCCAGCTGCTTCTTTGTAGTAATCAAGATCACTCTTTTTACCACCATCATAAACTTTAAGTTTATTAGCCATAGGTGCGATAGTATCAAACATACCACTTTTTACATCGATATGCAATTGACGAATCAATTCAGGATTATCAATAAATTCGCTTCTGCTCTTACTATCCCATTTTGACTCAAGAATATCATACGTAGTATCATATTCTTTATCACCTTTAATCTCATCAACAATATCTTTGATCGCTAGTTCAGTCTCATTCCGACCATAATCCTTTGGTTGATATTCTGAATTGTCTACATCTAATTCGAGGGCATCTACGCCTGTTCTTTTTAGTAATGAAGCAATTGCATCTTTATCACCCTTCAGTACATCAATAGCCAAATTAACATCATCTTGACTTAGATTTGCTTGTTCAATCGCATCAATCGTTTTACGCCAAGGCTTAATTTGTTGCATCTTCTGAGTATAATTCATTGCTTGACCAAATACTTGACCAAACTTTTCAAAAATCTCATCATCTGAAAACTCATACTCTTTGCCATTTGCACGATATTTTCGAAGTACTGGTTGTTCTTCATCTTCTGATTTATCATCTTCTTCAGTAGTTTGCTCATCTTCAGAATCTTGTTCCTCGTCAGGTTCACTTTCATCTGTTTCCGAATCTTCTTCAGAATCTTCTTCCTCATCATCATCATCAGAACTAGTATCATCATCGGAATCCTCATCATCGATGGGTTGTTCCAAGTCTTCCGTACTATCTGTTTCTTCTTCTACTTCTATATCTTCAAAATCTTCTTCAATTGCAGTCTCAGGTGACTGTTCTTGAGCAGAAGCTTCTTTAAAAGCTGCCTCTAGCTCATCATCACTCATATTCCATAATTGATCATCAGTATAATTAGCCATCTAATTATTCCTCATCATCATCTTCAATAGGCATAGATCCCATATTTTCGATAGTAATAAAATAATCTTGGAGAGCTGAAATAGAAACTAGTGATTCCATAATGTCAGGGCGTGCTCCCATTTGTTTAATACGATCCATTGCAAGAAGACTTACACCATTTACAGCACGATCTTTAAAATAACCATCCAAAATAACTTTTTTAAAATCATCCGGTTGGGGATTACCGTTCTTAAGACGTTCAAGAGATTCATATAGGCTCTTCCAATATTCATTCTCAACCATAAGAATTTCATTTTCTGTTTTATTTTCTACCATATCAGTCGGTACTTGGGTATTTAGCATTAGGCTAATTCCTTTCGATTATTGATTTTGTAGTTATCAGTAATAACTAAGTTTATTTTAACTTTATTATACTTAATTTATTCTTAAATCCTAAGATTTAGGGCCTGTTTTTTTCCAGCTTTTACTTACCTTAGCAAAATTTGCTCGTTTACGTACTGCTGCAGATTTACTAGCAAGTCCTTCACTAATACAAGAATCAGTTACAGAACCATAACCTTTTGATTTACAGTACTGCGTAAATAAACCCTTTCGTTCTGGTTTAATATGAATACCACTTTTTTTCTTATCAGCCATATTATTTACCTTTCTTTCCAGTGCCTTTTTTCTTCGTTTTACATGCCATAACATACCTCCTTTTAATCTAGTTCTCTAAGTTTATAAAGTGTTTGATAATATAATTTTTGAATCTCTTGAATTATATTATCAATAAAGGGATGTTTACAACTTTTAGACAAATTTTCAATCATCATAATATGAGTCTCAAGAGCGTCAATTGGATCTTCAACATCTCCTTTTAAAGGGATAAATGGAATATCTAGTTTCCCCCAGATTCCTTGTGCTGCTTCAGCTAAATCATCTGCCATTTCTGTAACATCAAAATCAGTATCACTTTCATCATCATAAAAATCATTTAGTGCAATATGTTTAGAATAACTAGATGTACGCAAATGTGCCATATGTGCATATGTACGACTCATCATCAAAATACCGACTATCTTAGCAATTTTTTCTTTATTTTCCATTATTTTTCCTATTTTTTATTTTACATTTTCTCTTTTTACGCATAGGAGAAGAACTTCTTTTAGGAGTACTACTTGCACCGCCATAATAGTGTTTAACACTTTGTTGGGCCAACCCTCCTTCATAAGTTTCCATCTATTCTCCTATACTTTTAAAGCAATGAGATGTCTCTAACTTTCTAAGAATTTTACAAACTAGTTTATCAAACCACGTAGCAGTATTATCTTTAATTCTTCTACCAATATGACTACTAATAGTTTCATCTTGTGAACCATTCCATAATACTACATTTCCCATTTGATCTAATACTAGTAAAAATCTAAAAAATCTAGATCTCTTTTTAATGTCATTATCAAATTTGCGAAATAATTCTTCTTTTATCATCGTACTCTTCCATACTGTTCAGCTAGACCCGGATCAATTACTCTACCATCTGGCAAGATAATAGGGTTTTGTTGTGGTGACATTCCTGCTGCTGGATTACCCTGCAAATACTCATTACTAACTTCATCTACATTTGATCTAACACCATTCACTTCTCCAGTACTTCTCTGCATTGCAGGAATAGGAGTGCCGTATTGATCTTGTTCATATTCCATTGGAGGTTGCCCTGCTACTGACTCATAAGCCATCCCACCTTTAGCCTGTTTCATTCTTTCTAGTACAGACCTAATAGCATCTTGTCTAACTCGTTCTTCATTAGTCATTTGATTTGCCGCTTCTTGTTCAGCAATTCTAGCTTTAACTAATTGATCTAGTTGCATAGCTTTCCTAGCATCTTCTTCTTGCTTCATATTTCTAAGTTTTCTTAGTTGTTCAGCTGCTGACGCTTCCCCACTAATCGAATTACTACTATCATTATATATATCTACTGGCATTTATTCTCCTTTTTATCTTGGTAACCCAATATTTTGGTCCCCCGCTTCTTTTTGAATTTGAGCCATTAGTAATTGGTGTTGTCTATCTTTATCTTTCTCTAACGACTCATATTGCTCTCTATAACCATTGTCTTTTTCGATAAAATCTAAGTCTACTTTATCTGCATCACTATGAAGTTTTCTAGCTTTTGCTGCTTCTACAGCTGCCTTATTCTTCTTAAGTTCTGCATCAATTTGGTTTTCTCCTGCACGAGCGTATTTATCAGCAATATCTGCACGCATTTTCTCAATTTCCATCTGTAATTTCATAAATTCCAGTTGCTTAGCTTGTTCTGCTGCAGGATCTGGTTGTGGTTCATACTCTTTAATTTGTTTCTCAAGAGCAGGCATCCTACTTAATTTAGCAAATTCACCCATAATCATTTTAGTCATATCAAATGGCATAGTATTTCCAAGAGTTTGCATTAAGAAACTTAGTTCTTGTGCTTTTGCGCTATTATCTTCTGCTGTACTAATAGCAATTTCAATATCCAATTTACCACTTAAGTCATCTCTTCTTACAGGAACATATTCCTCATTAGTAACCCTAATTATTTCTTCTTCATCTAGAAATTCACTATTATATGCCATCCATTTTCTAAACAATGGCTTCATCAAATTCTCTGCAATATTTCTAACTAGGTTTAATCTTCTAGTTGCAGTAGCGTCTAGAGCACCTCTAGCACCTGTAGCAGTGTTGCCAAGAGCATTACCACTAATACCCCCACTAAAGCTTTTTACCCCTGTTTGACTTTCAATTTCATTATTCATTAATTCCATCATATTAAATGCAGAACTGGGTATTTGATTATAACTACCTTGCCAGAAATCATTTGGTGTACCATTATATTCAAAGTTATCACCACTTAAAAAGCGTTTTCTATTAGTTCCATCCAAAGCACCTTTTCTCATACCAATCTGCCCATTATTACTTTTAGCCATATTGTCAATAAGTCCACGAGTAATAGCAGTTTTTACTTTTTGATTATCGCCAATATTAGCTGCTAATGCTTCACCAAACAGCTGAAAAGGAACCGCATTAAAAGGTACTACTACAAAAGGAGGTTTCTCATCAGGATAAGGATTACTTTCTAATCGAATGATTGTATCACCTACCCATGTACAAACAATAGGTTCTACAATACCGTCACCATCTACATCATAGTTACCCCAATATTCATGAACCATTATTTTTTTACGTGCTTTATCTTTAAATCTAAAGTTAGTCAAATCTTCAGGAATAAAATCCGAATCTCTACTTATGTCTAGTGTTGCAACCTTATCTAGATTTTTATATCTTCCATCTTGCTTTAGCGTACTCATATCTGTTTCATATCTATGAATTACAAATTGACATTTATCCATATCATCCATACAGGTAGGATCAATAAAAATATCTTCATTTCTGCAAACAATAGCAGTAGGCTGATTTTTAATTACTTTAGTTTCGGTAACTACCTCAATATCAATATATTCTTGATTTTCATTATTAATCTTAATTACTTCTACTTCAGTTTCTACTTCTTCATCTTCATAATCCCAGCCAGTTTGTATAATTACAGTACCTTCAGTAGCAAGTACTCGTAATGCTTTCATAATAAAGTTATATCTAGGGAATTTTCTACAAAATTGTGTATTTAACAAAAGTTCGTTTTGTCTAGCTGCTTCAACATCTTCATATGTTACAGGATTACATTTAATTACATCAGGAGTGCTTAAAAAGGGATCAGCTAAAGAAGGTAACATCCATTCCATTTGCTTACGAATGTCTTTTGATACTATTGCTGATTTACCTTTAATTTCGTTACCATAGGGATCACCGTTAGTCTCATTAGCCCAACGTTCACGAAGACCAAGCCATTCTTTTTGCATTACTTCTGATGCTTTAAAATCTTGCTTTAAAGAAGTCAACAATTCTTGTTTATTTATTTTAGCCATTTGTTTCCCTGATACATATTTAATTACTATATTCTACCAAACTTAATATTAATTTAACCTTATAAAATAGATGCAGCATACACATCACCTTTAGATGCTATATTATCTACATATCCACCAAAAATAAATTTTCCATACTGCTTTTCTGATCCATCTGTCATAATATACGATAAATGTACCGGAGTAGTAAAAGTATCTGTAATATCTTCTGTAAAAAACTCGAATAAGCCAGATTCTACTTCCGATTCTTTACAAGTATTAGAAGTTACATTAACTAATATATCTCCAGTTTTTTTAGGCCATATAATTTTAATTGTGACAGTAGATCCTGTCCCAAATACTCCCCCAAGAAATGTATTTTCACTAGATTGGTATCTCATTATTCCCACTCCATAAATCTTTGTTTATTTATAACTACAGGAGTACCTGCATCTGGTAAATCATCTATATCTAAGCAGATTCTAGATTTTAAATTAAAACCTATTACAGCATCCACATCTCTTACATAAATTACTTGTTTACTGAAATCAGATACTACAGATATATCAGCATCTATAGAACGGTTATATATTACTTGCTTTTGATAATTACTATCTGCAACTATATTAGAACTATATGTAGGTTTTATAAGCAGCATATTCTTATTAGTTTCGATTGATATATTTGAAGTTATACCATCTTTTATAAGTAATTTGTTCACATTAGCAAGTATCGTATTAGCACCAATAACTGTATTTAATACTAGTAGTTTATCTACTGAGGAATTAACTATAGCAGTACTAGTAAATTCTCTATACCATTTTACAGATTTATTGAAATTACCATTAACAGTAGTTACTGCCTCAATATAACTATTTAGTATCTTATTCGATAAAGAGTTTAGTACTGAACTAGATAGAGCGTCTTCTAGATATAGTGATTTAAGACCTAATGATGGTAAAGTAATTACAATACCGCCTGCAGAACCCGTTTCTACTGTAACTACTGAATCAGTAGTACCGCCTAGAGTAGCTGATGTAGCAGCAGCAGTAATTCTAATAGCTACATGGAAAGTTTCACCCGGCTGAAATTCAATTATTGGTTGAGAACTATTTGCTGTTAACGTATCGCTACCAGCAGTTACTGATACAGCCACAGTATTTGAGGTAGCTGTAAATAATAATGTTCTAGTGCCCCCACCTGTAGCTACACGATATACAGAATATTCTGCAGTAATATCATAACTAGCTAATAGAGCAGGCGCTGTATAGCTTATATTTGTAGCTAAAGTCCATGTTCCTGCTTGAATATATCTATGCATAGTTGATGTAGAGCCCATACCATCTGTCGAAGAAGCAGACTCATTTAATGCCCAACCATAGTTAGTTCTATTATCCGTAGAAGATGCATTCTCAGAAACATAAGGTTTTACAGTATGAGTAGTTGCAGTAGTACTAGTATACGTAATAGCAAATGAGGTATCAGCTGCACTTGTACCAGATAATTGTTTTACGTTAGTACCCCAAGTCTGATCCTGATCAATATTTCTAGGGTATAATAAGTTACCACTAAATAAGGCCATAAGATTCAACCAATGCTATTATATGAGTAAGATGGGTATCGCCTGTATATTCGATAGCCTGTAGGCTATTTACTAGTGACGTAGTGGGTGTTCCTCCTACTGCCATTAAACAAATAGCATATTCGCCAAGTAAATCTGCATTTTGCTCAACTGCTATTAAATCTAGTAATCTAGTTCGTGCATCTGTATCATCTACAGGGGATCTACCAAAATCTGTAGTATAAAAAATACTATGCGTTAAATCATACCCAGCTAAGTCTAAATTATAGCTAGGATATGTAGTACCAGATAACTTAGCATGGCACCACTGATATTCAGGATTGATACAAGATGCGAAATCATTTAAATAATTAGCTGAAGTTATTTGATCTGCAAATGCTGCAT